TCCACTCCTGCTGCGCCGCCTGTTGTGCGGCGGCGGCCTCTTGCGCCTGTTGCATCAGATCTTTCTCGCGCATCTGGCCGATGATGCCCGCCGCCGCATTGCCGATCATGCCTGCGTAGTTCGGGATGTAGTGGCCGCCCACCATCTCACCCGCGCGCTGCTCCTGCATCCCCTTGAGCTTGAGGGCGCGGGCTTCTTCAAGGGCGCGCTGAATCATCGCCGCCTTCGCAGCGAAGTCAACGCCCTGCTCTTTCGACAGCTTAGGGAGCAGGGACGGCTGCGACTTGTTCAGCCCGTAGGCGGCAGCGAAGGCAGCGACGGGGTTGGGAAGGAAGGAGGCCATGCGTCACCCGATGCGTGCGTAGTCCACCATCTTGAAGCCCGAGACGTGCGTGTGAACAGCCTCGGGGAACAGGCGCTCCGCCTCGTCCGCCATGACGCCAATCTGCGGCTCGCCGAAGATGGTGTAGGAGTAGACCGGCAGCCCGCTCGCCAACTCGCCGATGCGCTTGATGTCGCTCTTGAGGCGGCGGTCGGAGAACATGCCGAACAGTTGGAGCCCCGCGCCGAGGGCGTTGGCCCCCTGAGCACGCCGCGCGTTGGCCTGCGCCACTTGCGCGTTGTATTGATCTTGCGCCGCGCCGTAGATGTTGGTCGGTGCCCAATTCGCCTGTCCGCCGCCCTGAAACTGCATCGGCGCAACTTGCGTCCCGCCAAGCAGCGCCATGAGTTCGTTGAGCGGCGCTTGGCGGAGGTTGAGCATTTCCTGAATGCCCTGACCCCGCGCGGCGTTCGCGAGTCCCGCGTTGGAAAAGCGGTTCTGAATGTTCTGCTGCTGCGCCGCGTTGCCGAATTGTCCCCGCGCGAGCATCTGCTCGAAGTCTTGAGCCTGTGCCTGATTCACGAGTCCGGCTCGGGCCAGCATCTCCTGAATCGCCTGTTGGCGGCGGCTCATGTCCATGCCGAACTCGCGCGACGCCTCCTCACCGCCACGACTGATCGCCTCGAATCCGGCGTTGGCGCGTTCGTCGGCCTGCGCCTTCAACAGATCGCCCATCATGCGGCGGCCGGCGGTGCCGGTGGTAACGCCGCCCATGTTGGCGATGCGGTTCGTGAGCGCGGATTGCGCCTGTTGCTGCTTGGGCTCAGCAAACCGCGTGAAGCGGTCCATGAGCGCCTGCTCGACACGGTTGCGTGTGTTCTCGCCGCTCGATACTTGCGGGGCTCCGCTCATGTCCACGTCGTAGACCATGTTGCGCCCGGGGCCGAGCGCCGTCTGAAGCCCTCCAATGTCCACGCCACCTTGCAGCGCGGGCAGGCCGCTCACATCCATCGGCTTGCCGATGATGTTGGAGAGGTAACCAAGCGCGCCGGGGGCCAGCCCGAGCACACCCGACATGATCTGGCGCTGCTGGTCGAGGCGAGATTGATCCTCGGGGTTCAGCGTCTCGACAATGCGGTAGCCGGAAGGCTCATTCGGATCGGGAATGAGTTGGCGGCGGCCGTAGGGCGTCTCGACAGTCGAGTTCTGCAGACGCCACTGTTCGAGCCCCGTCTCGCGGTTTGCCTGTCCCTGCTGCTGCGCGATGGCAGCGTAGTCGGGCGGGGGCGGAGCACTTTTTTTCCCAATTTTATCTTCTCCTTGTGGTATCCTGTAGGTAAGCTACTTACCTACAGCGAGGGACCACCGTGATTCCGTTGTGCGACCGATTCTGGGCAAAAGTGAAGAAGTCCGCCGGCTGTTGGATGTGGGTCGCCCACACCAACGGCGTCGGCTACGGGATGATTACCCGAGGCCGCGCGACCGAGGGGAAGGCACTCGCCCACCGTGTCAGCTACGAACTCCATTTTGGCCCCATCCCCGAGGGAATGGAAGTCATGCACCTGTGCGACACCCCCGGCTGCGTGCGGCCCGACCATCTGGCGCTCGGCGCCCACCGTGACAACATGCTCGACGCCCACCGCAAGAACAGGCACCCGGCGCAAACCGCCCACCCGCGCAACGCGGAGTGGCGGAAGAACGTCGGACTCGGCCACCGTAAGTTCGACCCCGCCACCGAGGGGCGCATCAAGGCGCTCCACCAGAGCGGCGTCTCCATGCGTGCGCTTTCGCGGCAGTTCAGCATCGACAGGACGAGCATCAAGCGCATCGTCAGTTCGTAATCGCCATGTCGCGCCACGCCGGACTTCCCCCCGGCATCAGCCCACGCCAACGCGCGTCCTTCATCCTCGGCGGCGGGGGCTGCGAGGCTTTCTGCCACGGCAGCGGCCCCTGCAGCATCGGCGGCGGAGAGGCGGAAGCCGGAGTCTGTAGAGATACCCCACCCACAGGTGCGGTGTTCACCGCTCCGGGGGCCGCGGGCGCAACCCCGCCGGGGCGATCTGGCGACGGCAGACCAGCAAGATCGTTGAGCCTCCAACGCTCTTGATCGGACAGATTGCCGTAGTCCGAGTCGTTGACGAATTGGTTGTACCTCTGCAGGTCGCCACCGAAATACTGCTGCTGAATGGCTTCCTTGTTGGCGTTCCAATTCTGCGGCCCGCCGCGCTGCATGAAGTGATACGCAAGGCGCGGGTCCTCCTTGTAAAGCTGGTCAAAGGTCTGCATGACGTTGTTGCCCGCGCCGGGGCTGCCCGCTTGCCCACCCTGCGCCCGAAGCGTGCCGTCGGGGTTGTATTGGCCCCTCGCAACCCACTCCCACGGCACCTTGAGAGGCTGCAAGCTCTTGCCAAAGATTGCGTCAAGTTCAGCGTCGCGACTTCCGCCCGTGTTGTAAGACGAATCGTTGATCCACTTGTTGAAGTCAACCAAGTTACCGCCAAACTTCTCGTTGAAGATGCGTTCCTTTTGCGCCTTCCATTGCGACGGACCATACTGCTCCGAGCGCATGAGGTAGCGATTGGCAAGCTCCTTGTCTTGATTCCACAGCTTCTCGAAGTTGCCCACATGATCGATGCTGTTGTATGCGTCCAACGACCACGGTTGCGGTCCCTGCGCCGGAGCCATGTTTCCGCCCGCCTGCGCACCCCACGGTTGCATCTGCGGCACGTTCTGCTGCGGCCCCCACCAGCCGCCGCCGAACTGCATCGGCGAGCCGCCTTGATAGCCGCCCTGCGGGGGCTGCTGTGACCACCCGCCGCCCCAGCCCTGCGCCATGTTCATCGCCTGAGGGTATTGGCCGCCGCGAGGCTGCGCCTGTTGTCCGCCCTGTGGAGCGTAGGGCGACGCCATGCCCTGCATGTTGGGGGGCTGCTGACCCTTGCCGCCTGTCTGTGCGCCCATGTCAATGCTCCACTTTCCGCGTCGCCCATTTCGGCGGCTTCAACTTGAGCCACCGACATTCGTCCTTGAACATGACGTACACCAGCACGTCGCCTGTTGGCGCGGCGTCCTTCAACCGCGCTTCAATCTTGAACCCCAGATGCTCGTCGAACCGACGCGCATCCATGTTTGCGGCCTCGACGTAGCCCGTAACGCGCTTGCATCCGAGTTCCACAAACGGATAGTGAAAGCAGTACCACAGGAATTCCCGAGTCATCCATTGCCGACCCGGCTTCGCCGCGATGTGCATGTGGAGGTTGACCCCGTTCCACTTCTCGAACCAGCACCCCGCAATGAGTTCTGCCGATCCCGCCTGTTCATCGACTTCCACCAGCCCGACCGCGCGCCCCTCGGAGAACGCTCCGGGGGTTTCGACCAACGCTTCCATGAACGGCCGGACAACATCCTCTCTCCCGAACAAGAGCGCCTTCATAGAACCGCCCCGCTTTCCATAACGAGGTCAGTGGCGACCCACACCGTGTCCGGTGTGGCGGTCTTGAGCGAAATCGCAATCGCGCCCGCCATGCCAATCGCGCCGACATTGAACCAGCGCAAGAACGGGATGGCGTTCTGCCCCCACAGCGACTCATCCCACAGCGTCACGTCCCAAACTGCGAAGTTGTAGCCGAGCGGCGTGGGGTCGGGGGCGTATGTTGGGTTGACGCCGTTGTAATCGACCAGCATTGCGACACTCACGGACGGCTCGCTCCCCGCGCGTAGCACGGGGCGGGCCATGCGGAAATGCTTTTGCTGTCCGCTGCTGTTGAAGTAACTGTAGGTCTGAATCGCTTGCGCCAAGATGACCGTGCCAAGCGAAGTTTCGTCAATCGACGTTCCATCGTGCGCGCCTTCCCAGAACTTGCCTACGTAGCCGGGACCGCCGAAGTAAGGCTCGCCTTCCAACTTCCCCCAACATCGCGCATCAACGCCGATAAACCGGGACCACGCCTTCGTGGTGTTGTTCATGACGTACTGAATCGTCGTTCCCTGCGCGTCGCGGGTGTTGTAGACCAACATCTCCAATCTATTGAACACCAACAGGTGCCAATCGTTGTTGTTTGACAGATTCGCGGGGGCGGTAATGGCGGAGAGCAGCGGCTTGATGGATTCACTGATCGTCTGTGCTCCGCTCTCAGACTGCTCTTGCAGCACAGCCGCCATTGACGTGATGCCCTCGTATGTTGCGATTACGAGATCACCACCCCTCTTCGTAGCCGACCGTCTGTTGACGGGAGGCGCAATGCGGAACAGACCGTCGAGAACGAAATCCTGATCGGGGTCGATACCGCTGAACAGCGCGATGTCGCCCTCCGACGAGATAAACACGAGCTTGTCGTTCAGACCGTCGCCCGTATCCACCGACCACGTTGCGATTTCCTTGAGGTAGCCGCCGCGCGGAAACACCTCACCCAAGTCGAACAGACTCGCCACGCCCTGAATTTCGTCAGTACCGAGATACCACGCGCGCGTGCTGTCTTTCTCCACGAACCACAACCGGCGCTTGAACACCTCAACATCAATGAACTTCGTCGAGTCTAGAGGCGTGGGATCGGGCGGGGGCGGCACGCCGCCATCGCCAAGGTCGCCCGTAATGCCCAGCGTGTTCCAGATCGTCCCGTTGTAGAAGAACGGCGTCTGAACCCCATCCACGCAAATGAGATAGGTACCGAACACGTTGGTGAAGTTAACGAACTGAACTCGCCCGCCGACGTTGGCAACAACTTCAACGGGCGTCGTCGTTGGGGCGCTCACGTCGTAGATGCGGCCAGCATCCGTGTGCGCGAACAGTTTTTCGCTGCCGTCCGTAGCCGAGTAAGTCAGGAGCGAAATGCACACCTGCGCGTTCGGCAACGTCGCGTGGTATTTCCAGCCGCGGCGCGCGTAGACACCCCACGCAGTCGGCCAGAAGTTGTCCATCTGGATCGCGAACCGAGGGTCCATCGCCGCAAGCGAGTCGCGCACGTTGAGCCCCGCGATAGGCGCGGGGAGCGACACCGGCTGCGCGACCATACGGGCGCGGGGTGCCAACGACGAGGGTCGCTTGGGACGGAACATCAGGTCATCCAATTTCCGTCAGGAATGTTCGTCACGTTGACAAGGTAGGTCGCCGGGTTCGCGGCCATCGTGAGCTTCGCCGCGCCGCTGTCTTGCGCAAGCGCGTCGTCGAGAAGCACTTGGAAATCCTCGGCGTAGGCCGTGGTGTCGAAGCCCTTGGCTTGGAAAAAGCGCAGCTTGATCCCGGCGACCATCAGGCGGTCGTCGAAGATCGCTTCGTCAGTGTCCTGCGTCGGCTTGAGCTTGTAGGGCTGCGGCGCGGGGCTGCTCGGGTCGCCGATGAGCCACCCCTTGCTGATGTAGTTGATGACGAACTGCTGCCCCGCCTCGGCGGTCGGAAACAGTTCGATCCTCTTGCCGATCAGCCGGAACTTGATGCGCGGGCCTTCGCTGATGATGCCGCTCTGCAGCGTTTGCATCTGCTGCGGCGTCATCGGCCCCATGAGGGGCCAGTGGTTCGTCTGGTCCCACTCAGTCTGATTCACCGGCCGGTCGTAGTCGGAGGGCAGATTGACATACTGCTGCCCCGCCGACGTAGTGATCGCCTGTTGGCGCAGCAGCCCGCGCCACGTCCGCCGCTTGACGAGCATCTGCCCAACGGCGGTGTAGAGCGCAGTGATCTGCTGCGTCAATTGATCCCCTGCCCCGACCGCCGTGAACGGGGCGGGGTAGAGGCCAAGCTCAGCGAATGACGTTTGAACGACTTCCAGAACGCTCGACATTCCTCGCCTCGGTCTGCGGCTTCGTGGCCGCCTCGAACATCTGCGACAGTCGAGCGATTTCCGCCGTCAGGTGGTCAACTTGGCCCTTCAGCGCCTCGTTTTCAGCGCCGAGCTTCTGCGCGAGGGCGTTGTCCTTCGCCTGTTCAACGAACAGACGCGCCTTGCGCTTGAGTTCGTGGAACATCGGCACCTTGGCCGCGAGATTATCCGGAACTTCCGCAAGCTGCTCGACGGTGAACACCTTGAAGTATTCGAGTTCTTCAACCTGACCCCGCGAGACGAAGGCGGCTTCGGACAGCGGCGTGCCTTCGATCTTCTGACCCTGCTTCGCCTTGTAGACTTCCCATTGCTTCGGAAACCGAGCGATGTAGGCGTCGTCCGCGAAGGTGTCGATGACGCTGTTACGGTCGCCGGGGACGAGGATGCGCACCCACGGCACGGTCTTGTAGACCGGGCGGCCCTCGACGGCCGATGCCGCCTTGTCTTGCCTCAGGCCGTCGTAGAACTTCACGAACAGTCGTTCGTCGCCGGGTTGCGGGCCTCGGCCCGGTTGGTCGTCGAATTGCTCGAATGCCATTGTCAGTCTCCCGTGTGTGCGCGGCTACGCCCCGCCGCGCGTGGGGGTCAGTTGACGGGCGTCCAAGTTCCGACGCCACCAGCAACTTCGTAGGTGTACCCAGCCTCAGCCGTGTTGTAACCCGGCGTCCCGTCGGCAAGCCGCTCCGGCGTCTGAGAAATCGCAACTTCGCTTGAACCGATGGTGCCGTTCGCGATGCGGTTCACATACGACGACAGATTGTTCGTCGCGCCGATCGGGTCTTGCGCGGGAACGCCGGATCGTCTGCTGTTGACCGCCGCGATGGTGCCGCTTCCGTATGCAGGCATTTCTATTTCTCCTGTGAAGCGAAGGGGCGGGGGCCGGAGCCCCCGCCACGCTTCAACGATCAATCAAAGAGGATGCCCTGAAACTGACGACCCGAACACGTCAGGTTGCCCGCAAACGCGAGAATTTGCACCACCGCGTCCTGATTCACCGAATACCGCTTGCTCGGATCGAGCGCGACGAAGTTGCGCTCGCGGTGCGGACGGAAGAAGAGATAGTCCGTGTTCAGGAAGTACATCGCCGAGGCCGGCATGTAGCCGCCGATGCCGCCATCCAGAACCACGTCGGCGTCCATGTACTTGACCGTGGTGAAGCCGAGCTTCGCCATGTCCGAGTCAGA